GTCCTGACGTTTTGTGTGTCCTTATCCACAGGCTCCTGTGGACAACCGTCCTGTGGATAACTTGGCCTGTGGATAACTGCCGGGCACGGAGAGTGAGCGTGGGGGGATGGATAGGGCCTCTGACCTGCGCAGGGACTACGACCGGCTAGGCGTGCTGTTGCTCGAGGCGACGCCGGCTACGGCTGCTGGTTTGGCGCGTGAGCGGCGGGTGATCGGCGAGCTGTTGGAGGCGTTGGAGAGGCCGGAGGAGGCGTCGGTTGTCGATCAGTTGGCTGCCAAGCGTCGAACCGGCGGCGGGCATTCTCGTTCGTCCGGGGGGCGCCGTAGGTCTGGATGAGGCTGAGGCTGCGATCTCCCTGTGGGAGCACTACTCGCGGAAGAGGCTGGATCCGGCGCAACGTCAGACGGTCGAGGTTGTCATGGCGACGGACGCTGGGGGGCGTTGGGCGGCGTCGACGACTGGGCGGTGTGAGCCTCGCCAGAACGGCAAGGGCGACGAGATCGAGGTTGTTGAGCTCCACGGGCTGGTGCAGCGGGCCGAGTCGATCCTGCATACGGTTCATGACGCTGTTTTGTTGGCGTCTCAGGCTCAGCAGCGCATGTTGGGCGTTATCGAGGGGCATCCGGACCTTCGCCGGCTGATCAAGCGCAAATGGCTCGGAACCGGGCAGCAAATGATCGAACTCCGTAACGGTGGGACGATCTGGTACCGGACCAGGACCGGTGGCGGCGGTCGTGGCGTGGACGACATCGATCGTCTGGTGGTCGATGAGGCGCAGTATGCGGCGGATGAGCATTTGGCGGCGTTGACGCCGACGATGTTGGTGAACGAGAACGCTCAGCTGAATGCGTTGGGGTCGGCTGGGATTGAGGGCAAGTCTGCGTGGTGGTGGCAGATGCGGATCCGGGCCCTCGGGGCAGATCCGGGGCGGTTGGGGTTCGTTGAGCACACCGCGGAGATGGTCTACCTGAACTCTGCGGGTGTCCCGGTGCAGGAACCTGTCGATGGGGCTGATCGGTCGTTGTGGTTCAAGGCGAATCCTGCGCTTGAGGCGGGGCGGGGGCAGGGGTTGGAGTTTTTCGAGGAGCAGTATCGGCGTCTGGATCTGCGGTCGTTTTGTCGTGAGCATCTGGGGGTTTGGGATCCTCCGCCGTCACCGGAGGGGTATTCGGTTATCCCGGCGGAGGCTTGGGGGGCGTGCCGGGACAAGAGGTCGAAGCCGGCGGGGCCGATGTCGTTTGCTTTGGATGTGTCGCCGGATCGGTCGTGGTCTTCGATCGCTGTTGGGGCTGGGCGGCATGTGGAGATCACTGGTGACGGCCGGGTGTTTGATCATCGGCGTGGGACGGATTGGGTTGTTCCCCGGGTCAAGGAGTTGCAGGAGCGGTGGGGTGGCCGGGTGGCGGTGGCGAAGGGTTCGCCGGCGTGGTCGTTGAGGGACGAGCTCGAGGCGGCCAGGGTCGACGTGTTGGCGGTGTCGACGGAGGAGCACGCTCAGGCGTGCGGGGATTTCTTCGACGCCGTTATGGAAGGTCACGTTCGGCATATTGGGCAGGTAGAGCTAGACGCGGCGGTCGTGGGGGCTGATCGCCGGTACTACGGGGATTCGTGGTTGTGGTCGCGGTTGAAGTCGAGTGTGGATATTTCGCCGTTGGTGGCGGTGACGTTGGCGCATTGGGTGGCTCAGAAGCGTACGCGTGAGCCCGGGTTCTTGTTCTGAGGAGGTGGTATGGCGCACTGGTGGAATCGGAAGGACCAGCCCAACCACTCCGGCACCGGGTTCGTCGCTGGTGATCCGTCAGGCGTGACGATCGAGACGCCGGAGCCGATCACGGAGTTCCGGTCGTTGCCGGCTGTGGTGCCGTCGCCGTGGGATGGATGGCCCGCGGAATGGTCTCTGGGGTGGGACATGGGCTCGCGGTTCAATGAGCTCATCGATGTGGCGTGGATGTGCCTGGACCTGAACGCGTCGGTGCTGTCGACGATGCCGGTGTACCGGACCCGCAACGGGGAGATGATCGAGCCGACGACGTGGATGACGAACCCGGATCCGACGATCTACAAGTCGTGGCACGAGTTCGCCAAGCAGCTCTTCTGGGATTACCAGCTGGGTGAGGCGTTCGTGTTGCCGATGGCGACGGGATTCGATGGGTTTCCGTCGCGGTTCCGGGTGATTCCGCCGTGGCTGGTGAACGTGGAGATGCGGGACGCCAGCCGGGTCTACAACATCGGGTCCCTGGACGTAACCGGCGAGATCTTGCACATCCCGTACAAGTCGACGACCGACGGGGCCCGCGGGGTGGGGCCACTCGAGGCCGCTGGTGCCCGGATGATCACCGCGGGTGTGTTGGCCAAGTACATCCGTGAGGTCGCCGCGACCGGTGGCACACCCGACTACTCGCTGGAGACTGAGCTTGACATCGATCGTGATAAGGCCTTGGACATACAGAACCAGTGGATCCAAGGCCGGTTGACGAATCCGTCGGCGCCGCCGGTGCTGTGGAACGGTTTCAAGCTTGTGTCTCACCAGGCGATGTCCCCGAAGGACATGACGATGCTCGAGGTGGCGCAGTTCACCGAGTCGAGGATCGCTTACCTGTTGGGGGTGCCGGCGCCGCTGGTTGGCCTGCCGTCGTCCGATTCGTTGACCTATTCGAACATCACGTCGCTGTTCGATTTCCATGACCGTGCCTCGCTGCGCCCCAAGGCCACCAGCGTGATGTCTGGCCTCTCGTATTGGGCGTTGCCACGGGGCCAGTGTGTGGAGCTGAACCGTGACGAATACACGCGGCCGTCGTTCGATCAGCGTGCTGACGCTTGGGTCAAGCTGGTGCAGGCGGGGATCGTTGAGGTTGACGAGGTGCGTGCGGCTGAGCGTTTGCCGACGCGGAACGTGACGCCGCCGGCTGAGGTCGTGGACAGTAATGATGCTGCAGTTGCCTTGACGGGTGGGAACCTGTCGTGATCGGGGTGATCCCATGCCGTTGAAGCGCTGCGAGGACGATGGCCGACCGGGTTGGAAGTGGGGCGACGAGGGCAAGTGCTACACGTTCACCGAAGGTGACGAGGAGTCGGAGACGGCTGCCCGTAAGAAGGCGATGGCGCAGGCCGCGGCCATGGGCGAATTCGCTGGCACCGGCACCAATAACCGCAGTTACACGGTTGAGGTCGAACACCGGTCCTCTGCGGTCACGGACATCAACACCAAGCAACGGATCGTGGAGATCATCGCCGTTCCCTACGACCAGGAAGGCGATGCCTTCTACCGCGGCAACCTCTGGCGCGAGTCGTTCGACCGCCATGCCTTCGACGGCATCGAGGACCACGCTGGCCGCGTCCAGGTCAACCGCGAACACGTCAAGGGCGACACAGTCGGCCGAGTGATCGCCGCGGATCCCAGTCACAAGGACGGCCTGTTCGCCAGGCTCAAGATCTACTCGACACCGCGGGGTGACGAGACCCTGACCTTGGCGGAGGAGGGCGGGACGTTTCCGTCCATCGGTTTCCGGCTCAACAGCTTCGGCGATCAGCGGCTCGAGAAGCGCAATATGACACGGCGGATTGTCCGGGCGTTCTGGGATCACCAGGCGTTCGTTGAGGATCCGACCTACAACAAGGATGGTTCCGGGGTGTTGGCTGTTCGAGCGGAGCAGTCGGGACTACTGGTGGCGGATCAGCCGCTACCGGAGACACCCAACCTGGATGAGTGGTTGAATGATCCCACGCTTGCGTGGGCGTCGAAGCGCGTCCAGTAACGCACGACCACCGGTCCCGAGCGGGGGCCAGGGAACGACCCCAGAGCGTGGGGCGATCGAGGCGTGCTCCTTCCATCACTTCCAAACGGAGGAGTACCCCCAATGGCTTCGAACAGCCACGCCAACGACGCCATGATCCGGCGTCTCGAAAAGGAGCTGGAGGAGCGGAACTCCGCTAGCCAGGCCCTGATCGCCAACGCCCAGGAGGGCGAACGCGACCTGAACGACCCCGAGAAGCAGACCCTTGCCGGGCTCCGTGATCGCATGGTCGAGATCCGCTCCCAGCTCACCGAGCTGGAGGCAACAGCCGATCTGGCATCCCAGGTCAACGACCGCATGAAGCAGGTCGATGCGGCGATCATGACCGCTCGTCGCACGGGCTCGACCGAGGTCGAGTACCGGTCGACCGGCCAGTACATGATGGACTACGTCGCCGGCGCTACCGGTAGCCGTGCCGCGATGGAACGCCTCGAGGTCTTCACCCGTGCCGCGGCCCACCAGAAGACGACCGACAACCTCGGCGTCATCCCCGACCCGATCATCGGTGATGTCCTCAACTTCATCGACTCGGCGCGGCCCATCATCGGTCTGCTCGGTGCTCGAGCGATGCCTTCGGCGACCTGGTACCGGCCCAAGGTGACCCAGCACGCCTCCGTGGCGGTGCAGGGTTCCGCCGGTGCGGCCGCGGACGAAAAGGCCGAGCTCGTCTCCCAGAAGATGACGATCACCCGCCTGACCGGCAACGCGGTCACCTACGGCGGCTACGTCAACGTCTCCCGGCAGGACATCGACTTCTCGTCTCCGCAGATGTTCGACATCATCGTCAACGACCTTGCCGCCCAGTACGCCATCCAGACCGAGGCCGTCATTGGTGCTGCGCTGATCGCCGGCACCAACAACGTCGAACTCGCTCCTGTTGCTGCTGGTGGTACTCCGTCCGCGAGCGAACTCACCACTGCCTTGTGGTCAGCTGTCGGCAACATCTACACCGCCACCAAGGGCCAGGGCAGCGTGGCATTGCTGGTGCAGCCAGCCAAGCTGGGAAGTTGGGGCAGCGTGTTCGCTCCCGTGAACCCGCAGAACGCCCAGTCGACCGGGTTCCGGGCAGGCGACTTCAACCAGGGTCTCATCGGCAACGTGTCCGGTGTCCCTGTCTACGTGTCCGCGGGTCTGTCGACGGCGCCGGCGACCACGTTCGGGATCGTGATCTCTACGGCCGCGGTCGAGGCGTACGAGCAGCGGGTAGGCGCCCTGCAGGTCACCGAACCGTCGGTCCTCGGTGTGCAGGTCGCCTATGCGGGCTACTTCACGCCGATGATCGTCGAGACCGGTGGCGTGCAGGAGATCGTCAACCTGGCCTAGGAGGCCCCCAATGCCCATCAGTGACGAAGGTCTGGTTTCCGGTTCGGTCAACCGTGCCGAACTGGCGGCCGCCTACGCGGCAGCCACAGACGACGCCGTTAAGGCGAACTTGGCTGCCGCTGGTGCCGAACACGGCATGTACGTCGAAGGTGACGAGCTCGTCGACTCCTCCGCTCCACCCGAAGCCGAGGCTGAGGCCGAGGCCGAGACCGCTGATGCGGAGGGTCCGACAGCGCCTCCGCTCGGCGGTCCCGGTTCAGGCCGAGACGCGTGGGTCGCGTGGGCCGATCATCTCGGCGTCGAGGTGACCGAGGACATGAGCCGTGACGACATCGTGGCGGCCATCGCCGACCTCGACGAAACTGAGGAGG